CAAGATATTAAAAACAAGGCATGTAGAATGTCAGAAGACGGGAAGTACATATACCTTAAAATAAAAAATATTGAGGAATCTACGTATACTGGAACAGTATATAACTTTGATTGCGATACTCATACATTTATTTGTCAGTACTGTACAGGCCACAACTGTGACCCCTACGACCATGATAAGTCAGGCACAAATTCTTTAGGTTCTACTTTCATTTACAAGAGGTTTCAGGTACTTGAAAAGTACCATGATATGATAGTAGCAGAGTATACAGGGAGGCCTGAAACGGCCAACGACTATTACGAAAATGTTAGGAAGCTTCTCCTATACTATAATGCTAGCCTTCTGTATGAGAATGAAAAGAAAGGGCTGTTTTTTTATTTTGAAAAGAATCACTGCACCTATCTATTGGCAGATCAGCCTGGGGATCTTATTCGCGACATAGTAAAAGATTCTACAGTAGACAGGAAGAAAGGTATTCATATGAATACTGCTATAAAAGATTGGGGAGAAGGAGCTGTAAGGGACTGGTTGGTGGAAGAGTATGAACCGGGGAAGAAAAATCTTACTAAGATATATTCTGAGCCTTTATTAGAAGAGTTAATAGCCTACAACGATACTGGTAACTTTGACAGGGTAATGGCGTTCATGATGGTAATGATGTATAGGCAGCAGCTTCATCATGTACATGTAAAAAACAAGAAAGAATTTGCAAGTAAAAACATTTTATTCCCAGAACCTATATTCTCAGGGGAAATAATGCAACGGGGAATGTTCAATTAAAGATGATACAATGGAAAATAAAGTAGGCACTTCTACAATACCTTTGCAAAAATTACCACTTAAAGACAAGACAGACGGGTGGAAAAAGAGCAACGTGGACTATTTTATATCTAAATACGATGTAAAGTACACCGAAGGGAAAACAAAAAAAGATGAGATAAAGATTTCTTATAACATCTATAACAGTGTTTTTGACGAGAACGATTTTAAATATGTGACAGACCCTTTCAAAGTCAAGGACGGGTTTCCAGCTACGATACAGAATTTTAATATTATAAAGCCCAAGATAGACTTGCTTTTAGGGGAAGAAAGTAAAAGGCCTTATAATTTCAGGGTGATACAGACCGGGGAAACAGCGGCTACAAAGTTACAAGAGAAATATAAACAGCTTCTTACACAGAAAATTCTAGAGATAGCTTCTAAAGGCGGACCAGAAGATCCTGTTACAGATGAAGAGCTGAAAGAGGTAGAAAGTATTCAAAAGTATATGGAGTTTGACTACTCTGATATAGCAGAACAAGCTGCTTATCATACCTTGGAGTACCTGAAAGAAAAAGAAGAAATACAGGACAAGTTTGTACAAGGGTTTAAAGACGGTCTAATCGCAGGGATAGAAGTGCATTACGTAGGAGTAGTAAATGGGGAGCCTGTACAAGAACGTATAAATCCTTATTACTTTAGTTATGATAGCTCCCCCAATGTTCGGTACATAGAGGACGGTAGCTACGCTGTTCGTAGAATGAGGATGACTATACCTGCAATATACGACAGGTTATACGAAAGCATGGACGAAAAGGACCTAAACGAACTGTTAGAAAAGTATGAAAACTCTGTCAAAGGAGGTAGCAATTCCCCTAACAGTTTTAATAAGATAGTTTGGAAGTCTTTTGATTTCGGGAATGAGGACCAGGAGTTTGATTCAGAGTCTATAGACGTATGGCATGTTTCTTGGAAGTCATTCGTTAAGGTAGGGTTCCTAACATATTTCGACGAGGAAGGGGAGGAACAAGTAGAAGTAGTCAGCGAAGAATATGTTGCCTCAGAAGACGAAAATATTACATGGGACTGGGTAACAGAGGTATGGGAGGGATATAGGGTAGGAGATGACATCTATGTAGGGATTGCTCCAATACCTAATCAGAGGATATCTGTGGACAATCCAAATGCCCAAAAGCTTCCCTATATTGGGGCAGTATATAACAATACAAATACGAAGTCAAAATCGTTAGTAGAAATAATGAAACCTCTTCAATACATGTACCTTATTATTTGGTACAGGCTAGAGATAGCATTGGCAAGGGATAAGGGGCGAATTATAAATATGGATATAACCCAAATTCCTAAGTCTATGGGCGTAACTACTGACAAATGGTTGCACTATTTATCTGCCATAGGGGTCAATTTTTTCAATCCTTACGAAACTTCGTATGATATACCTGGGAGAGAAGGGGGGAAGCCTGCATCGGTATCCCAATTTTCTGCGGCAGATTTGTCTATGTCTAATACTATAGCAGACCATGTGAACTTGATGAACAAGATCGAAGAGATGATCGGGGAATTGTCAGGGGTATCAAGACAAAGGCAAGGGCAGGTAACCAGCTCAGAGTTAGTAGGGAATGTTGAAAGGGCTGTAATACAGTCTTCACATATCACAGAGATTCATTTTTGGATACACAACAGGGTTAAACAAAAAGTCTTAGAAGCGCTTTTAGAAGCGGCCAAATCTGCTTGGCAAGAGTCTGGTAAGCAGAAGCTACATTACATCACAGACGACATGACTAGGATATTCATGGATATAACCGATGATTTTTTGTACTCTGATTTCGGTATATTTGTGACAGATAGTACACAAGAAAGCAGAAACTTAGAAGCTGTTAGATCTCTATTACAGCCTGCCATGCAAAATGGAGCATCTTTATCAGATGTTGCAGAAGTTATTGCCTCAAATAATCTTACAGAGATACGAAAGAAACTAAAAGAGATAGAAGATAAACGTCAGCAAAGGGAAGAAGAAATGCAACAAATGCAGAATGAGGCGCAACAGCAAATGGTTGAAGCACAATTGCAAGATAAAGAAGCGGACAGGGAGCTGAAGAGATACGAAATCGACTCTAGAAACGAGGTAGCACTTCTTATTTCAGAGAACCAGAGCGAGACAAAAAACATGGACTTGAATAGAAACGGTATTGCAGACGTATTAGAAGGAGAAGTCAAAGAAATAGAAATCGAAGCTGACAAAGAGATAGAAAAGGATAAGATACAGCTGGAGATGAAAAAGTTAGAAAATGCCCGTATAATCCAAAAAATGAAAGACGATGCTGCTATGGAAAGAGAGCTGGTTAAAAGCAAGAACGCCACATCAACTAATAAAGGTAAGTAATGAATGAAGTTTGGAGAAAGCTCCCTATTCAGGGGAGAGTAGGACTTTTAAGAGACTATAGAAAACAAGGGTTCTCTTATAAAGACGCTGTAGCAGATTTTGAAGATTACGTTGCTAAATTCCAGGTAGGAGGAGAGGTTAAAGCGGATTCCCCTAGAAAGGATCCTGCTCAGACAGGTACTCCTGTCAAATACAGAAATATAGTTGAAAAGCAGCAGTATTGGGAGTCAATGGTTCCTAAGTATGGGGCAGGAGTAAAAGGAAGGCAAAATTATATGGACCTTTACACAGCACCTATTAATATAGCCGAGCATAAAGATCTTAGGTATAATATGGATGTCGAAACTATGGAAAAGTATAAAAAAGATATTCCAACAGATTTGACGGAGATGTACGAAAAGGACGTGGCCGGCCGAAAAGCTTTGGAATCTTATGATAAACTATTTAAAGATGCCTACAGTCGAAATAAGCTGATCGGAATTACAGACGAAGATAGTGACGCCACAAGGAAGAAAGCGGTAAGTGACCTCGAAAGTAATCGCGAAAGGTTCTATAACCACCCGGACAACCTTGTAACTGTGCCTGCCATATCTACAACGTGGCAAAAAGAGTTGGCGCAAAGAGAGGATATTGTTAACAAACCTTTATTTGTGGCAAGTTTGTTGGATGAGGGAGGAGACGAGTTTACATCCACTAGGCAAAGAAGCATAAGCGGGTACAATCATTTTGGATTGGATACCATTTATGATAGGGCAGACATCTTAATAAAGAAAGGGTATCTACCGGAAGATTTTAAAAAGAGGCTCATCCCTAAAAGGGAGCAGAACGAGAAAATGGAAAATGTTACAAGCGCTAATTTTACTTCGCTACAAGATATGATTACTGCAAAAGTGGCCATATTGAACTATGGCAGGGACTATGTCAAAAGAATAGCAAAAGCTAGGAACATAGAATTATCTCCAGAAGCTTTAGATTATTTTACCTTAATCTCTTATAATGCAGGAGAAGGGAATGCCTCTGAAATGCTGAACAAACTACATAAGGAAGGCCTTTTGGAAGGTAACGCATTCATGACTACCGATCTAGATTCGTACAAGCAAATAGATAGAAATGCGAAGAGAAGACTACAGGCAGCAGCAATGTTAAAAGGAGAAGGAATAGTAGATTAAATAAATGTTATAACCATGAGTAAAGAAACAGATTTTTTTGGGGGATTCGAGTCCATCGCAGGCATGTTGACTCCTAATGCTACCAAGACAAGCAAGGAAACTATAGAAGAATTGGAAGATAAAATAGTAGATCCTCCTGTTGACGACGATGACGCCGAAGACGACGATTCAGCTGCGGCTCCTGACAACTCCCCGGATGTTGATGAAAAGCAGGGTGACGAAGGTAATGCAAAAGAACCTGGACAAGAAGAGCCTACAGAAGAGGTTGCGGATCTTTCTGAAGCCGAGCCCGAAATAGCACAGTTCGTGCAAGACAAGCTTGCAGAAGACCTCGGATGGGAATTCGAAGAGGGCGAAAAGTTTAAAAACATAAACGATGTAGTAGAGTTTTTAAAAGAGGTTGTTGATGCGAATTCTACTCCACAGTTTGCTAATGAGGATATTCAGAAGATGAACGAGTTCGTGGCAAACGGAGGAGATTTATACGAGTTTATCAAGTTGACCAAAGGGGATTTAGATATAGAGGATATAGATATATCTGACGAAAAGGCGCAAAAGAGTGTCATAAGAGAGCTGTTGAAAGCCCAGGGCTACTCAGATGCTAGGATAAGCAGGAGTATAGATAGGTATACAGATGCAGGAGTTTTGGAGGAAGAAGCCGAAGATGCCCTAGAATCTTTAAAAGAGCTAAGGTTTGAGAAGGCTGAAAAGCTATTGAAAGACAAGGAAAAAGAACACAAGGTACTATTAGAACAGAAACAAAAGTACGTAAAAAGCGTAGAGCAAACTGTAAATACTCTTGAAAGTGTCAGGGGGATTCCCATCTCCGATAAGGAAAAAAGGCAGTTAACTGATTATATTTTCAAACCAACTGCTGATGGTCGCACCAGATATCAGAAAGACTATGCGTCAAATGTAAAACACCTTATCGAATCCGCATACTTTACGATGAAAGGTGATGCTTTTGTTCAGAAAGTTCAGCGAAAAGCTAATTCAGAAGCTGCTATGAACCTTAAGAAAAAACTAGCTGCAACTTCTAAAAATGTTTCTAAAAAAGGAACTATAGATAATTCAGCCTGGGGACTGCTTAGCAGCCAATTGAGAAAACCTAACTAACATACTATAAATTAAAACAATACTAAATGAATAACTCTGTTCTTAACGGGTTGCAACTGTACAGAACCAAATGGTTTTCAGGGCTAGTAGATGAAAATATGCTGTCCAATGCCCTGGTTACACATCCTTACGAAGTTACCTCCATATTATCTTATATTTTCGGAGCGTATGAAAACAGTACAATTGACTTCCTTACTTCAGGATTAGGCCGTACTCTAGAGATTGCAAATCGTCAGTATACTTGGCCTATTATGATTGACAGTGACAAGGCTGTCAAGATAAAAGACGCTAAATGGATGGGAGGCGCTATTTCAGAAACCTCTACTCCCGGTATTAATCTTACTCCTATTCAAGTTTGGGTAAGTGAAGCATGGTTCGGTCCAGGCGCTATCGTCGCATTTGATGATCGCGAATTCCAAGCTCGTGTCATGGGAGAACCTTATCAAGATGGCTCAGATTATGTGTATACCCTGGTAGTTGCCAACGGTAAAGCAGAATCTTTTATTCCACCTTCACTGCTCGAAGCTGGTGTAAGCTCTATAAGCAGAGAAGGATCTGCCTACGAAGAATACAGCGAAGAAGCCGATATCGTGAACTACAATACTCCATTCCAGTTAAGGAATCACCTTACTACTATGAGGTTGTCGTACGATATTACAGGTGATGCCTATTCTTCTGTGATGGTAATAGCCTTGAAAAATCCTAAAACTAATAAATCCAGTTATCTCTGGTCAGATTACCAAGAATGGCGAGCACTTCGTCAATGGTATCAAACTATTGATCGTTTCTCAGTGTACTCTCAGTACAATGCTAATCAAGACGGTACTACCAATGTAAAAGGTACTAACGGTCGTCCAGTATACGTCGGAGCAGGTCTCTTGGAACAAATTTCTCCAGCAAACAAAGAGACTTACACAAAGTTAACAGTAGATCTTCTAGAAGATTTTCTATTTAATCTTTCCTATAACATCTTAGGTCGCGGTGAACGTAAGTTCGTAGCACTTACCGGTGAAATGGGTATGAAAGAATTTGATAGAGTTATTCGAGAAAAAGCCTCTGCATACAACCTAATCGACACCAAGTTTATTTCAGGAACAGGTCAAGAGCTTACTCTTGGTGGCCAGTTCGTGACTTACAAAATGTTGAACGGTATAGAGCTGACGCTTAAACATTTCCCTCTGTACGACAATACCGTATATAACCGTAAGCTACACCCTGTTACAGGTAAGCCCCTAGAATCTTATAGGATGACTTTCTGTGATTTTGGTATGAGAGACGGCGAGTCTAATATTAAGAAGGTAGTCCGCAAGGATCGCGAAATGGTTATGTGGCATACTGGCGGTTCAGTTACCCCAGCCGCAGGCCATTCAAAATCTATAGGTACCCTTCGTTCAAACGCTAAGGACGGATACTCAGTGCATTTCTTGTCAGAACAAGGAATCATGGTATCGGATCCGACTACAAGCGGTGAACTGATAATGGATGTAGAATAAAGTACAATGG